GGGATATCCGCATTACTACTATTAGTAATGTTTCGGACAGTGGCAACACTGGCCGACCGCCGCACCCCATCGCCTCGTCAGCATGGGGTGCCCTGCAGCCGCCTTAGGCAGCTGCAGGACGCATACGCACCAAGGAACACGAAATTAGAATCTCCAGTTGCATGCAAAAACGACAGGACGAGAGGCGTCTTTAAAACCTCCGAATCAGTGGATGATGAGTCAGTCAGGGTTGTTGGCAGAGACTTTTACAGACACTGTCGGGTTGGCGGTCCCGCACATACCGTCAAGACAGGTGGAGGCTCAACATCCACCCGGCCTGCTGAGGCCGAAGCTCCACTTGTGGAAACCCCCAGCGCCCCGACAGGCTGTGTTGAGCAGTGCGGCGCTGATGTGGCAAAGGGGTTACGCAAGCGCGTGAGGAATGGACGGTTAAAATCCCGTCCTCCTAGCGCTGGAGCAGCAACATCGACTGTAGAGTCACGAGCGAGTGAGGAGCCTAACGGCCGCCCGGCTACGCCAGAGCTGAACGTTTTTAGGACGGAAGGCTTTGAGCCCGAGGGCCCGCCACCCGGCGACGACACCCCCCCTAATGAGGCGGGGTCGCCGTCGGAGAAGGAGGCGCCTGCCCCACTCGCATCAGGACCCAGACAAGGCCCGGAGAAACCGGTTGAGCAAGTGTCATCACGTAGTTGGTGGTCGCTCTTAGGCCTGGCTGGGTGGCGTGGCAAACGACAGGTGGTGCGTCAGGGTGCTATCGCAAGGGCAGCTTACGAGGGTATCGACCCGGTCGGGGAAGACGACATCAAAATCAAGCCAGTGGTGAGTGTGTTCGAGAGCATGCTTCAACGCGTGGATGGCAAAATGGGGCCTGTGAAACACAATGTGCGCCACCGTTCAGCCAACCGGTTTGCCAAGAACGTCCGAACACTTAAGGTGCTGATCGAGGACCTGAAGTTCGCAACCCACGGGTTCGACCGGACGGAGGTTGATCGTAGATGCTTAGCGATTGCAGCAAAAGGTGTGGTGGAGAAGGCGATCACCGACGGCCTCATCCGAAAGGAGGAAGGCTATTGGTACAAGGCCGCCATGATGCATGCATACTACATCCGTGATGATGACGAAGAGTTCCTAGAGAACCTCGCATCGGGTGTAGGAGCGCGTCGCGCCTAGGGATGCCTCGTGATACTGGCAGCTATAACAACCTCAGACCAACAGTACCACAATGTGGGAAATGGTGAGGTGTTTGCGGGGATAACTGTCCAGGATCATGTGGGTGCCCGACACCAAAACCCCCGTCAGGTGGTGGTTGCGCCACACCTGTCGAGCCGGAAGAACTTCGGGGCGCACAACAACGATCTTCCTAACCTATTACGGGCCTTAAACGAGCGAGTATTCAACGTGAAGGGTCCAAATGGGCTAATGCCAACACCCCAGCCACATCGGGGGGCGTGGAAGAGACTGACCGATGTAGGACATCGGATCGCTGACAGAGTTAGCAAGCAACACTTGGAAAAGTTGACCCGTGCCGAATTTTTGGCACAGTGTCCTGCAAGTAAGCGACCTCTGTATGCACGAGCGGCCGACGATTACGAAGTCAGAGGCTGGTCTAGGAAGGATGCAGTGATTAAGGCCTTCGTCAAGTTTGAGAAACTCGATTTTACGAAGAAGCATGATCCAGCACCAAGAGTTATACAACCTAGGTCACCAGTCTACAATTACGCCTTAGGGCGGTTCACCCGGCGGATCGAGCATGACGTGTATAACGCGCTCGCCGAGGAGTGGATGGGTAGGGGGACGGTAGAACAGGTGGTGATGAAGGGCCTAACTGTCACGCAAGTAGCAGCGGAGCTACGACTAAAATGGGATAAGTTGAAATGTCCTGTGGCAGTCGGGCTGGACGCAAGTCGGTTTGATCAGCATGTAAGCGCGGACGCGCTTCGCTGGGAGCACGGCGTTTACAAGCGAATCTTCGGATATGACAGTGAGTTGTGTGCACTTCTAACCACCCAGCTGCGGAATAAGGGTAGAATATTCACGGACGGGAAAAAGGTAACGTATAGTGTGGAGGGGACAAGGGCCAGCGGTGACATGAATACATCGCTTGGGAACTGCCTCATCATGTGTACGTTGATCAGAGAATACGTTCGGGAATTGGGGATAGTTGCACAGTTTGTCAACAATGGTGATGATTGCGTGTTGTTCATAGAAGAGAGCGACGTGCACCGCCTTGATGGGCTGTACGACTGGATGTTGCGTTATGGATTCGAGATGGAGATTGAAGATAAGGTCCGAGAGTTCGAGCACATTGTCTTTTGTCAGAGCCAGCCAGTATGGTCGGGCAGTGAGTGGGTTATGGTTAGACAACCCTCCACGGCCCTTGGCAAAGACGCGCTAGCGCTTGGTTGTGGAACCGAGCTGGCGTATAGACAGTGGGCTTACCAGGTTGGTATCGGCGGTCATGCATTGTATGGTGACATGCCGATATACTGCAAGTATTATGAGCAGTTCAGGCGCAATGGCGTCAAGTCCAACAATGACCACTCTAATATTCTTTTAAATTCCGGATTCATGCGCTTGTCCAAGGTACCTAGAATACGCGCCGGTGAGAGTGTGGAGGTTGCTGACAGCTGTCGTGTCAGCTTCTACAAAGCATTCGGATACCCCCCTTCTCTTCAGAAGTTGGTCGAGGAACACCTTGCTGAGTTGGTGGTGAGCGGGATCAAGCATGCCCAGCACAACATCAGCGTCGCGGTGGGATTGCCGACACTCTGAACCACTCTGGGAGAATCATAATTCACTACAACATAACCACAAAAACCACAATACACACGTATTTAACCATATGCCCAAATTATCAAAGCCCACAGAGAAAGGAAGTAGACAGCGAAAGCCGCAGACACAGCCTATTGCGAGTGGCATGACCGACAAGAGCTTGATCAAACGCATGGACACGTTGTTGTCCCGCATACCCAAGGGTACCGCTGCAATGCTTGGCGGAGCCCTTGGCGGCCCGCAAGGGGCGGCCATTGGAGGAGCAATTGCTAAGATCACCGGGTACGGCGACTACCTTGTGCAACAGAACTCGATTAGTACTAAAGGAGTATCAGGAGTGGAGGGGACGGACATTGTGCCCAGTTTCTCAACGACGGGAGTTAACACGCGAGTCACACATCGTGAATTCGTGGGTAATATAACCTCGCCGGGAGCTGGATTCACAAACGTGTCATATCCCATTAACGCTTCGAACCCTGCAGTCTTTCCGTGGCTCAGTGCCCTGGCGCGAAAATATCAGCGCTACAAGGTTCATGGCATGGTGTTCTATTATAAGAGCACTTCGACGGACTATAATAATAGCGGCACGGTCGCTGCCTGCGTGAATTATGACGCAGCAGAGGTCGCGTACAAATCCATGGGTGAGATTTTAAACGCTAAGTTCGCGGTGTCATGCAAACCGTCGCTCCACATGTCAGTTCCAGTTGAGTGTGATCCGAGGGAACAGCCAACCCAGGGGTATTACATTGAACACGGAGATACCACATCCCGTGACGCTCGTTTTACCTCAATGGGAAAGCTCAACCTTGCAACAGAGGGCCTCACTTTGCCAGCAGGCACAGTAATTGGCCAGCTCTGGGTCGCATTTGACATTGAACTGATGTACCCGTGCATCTCCGTAGCTGAGGCTGATGCCTCAGTCAACCGGAGTACTGCCTTGACAACCACTGCCAACTTGAACACAGCAGTTTCAGCCTTTAGGATTGGATCAACGCAGGTAGCGTTTAGAAATGATCCGGTGGTTGACACTATATTGCTAGGCGTGGCGCCTTATTCCGACACGGCACCATACCGTCCCCGGTTCGTCTTCAGGCTACCTGGAAAGTACTTCTTAGAGTACACCCAGGTTGCCAATAGCGGATATGTAGGCACAGCCCTATCCGGTACAGATGAATTTAACGGGGTATCGGTATCATGGGTGCTGACAACAGGTAATATAGCGACGACCACCTACAGTGTCCAGTATATCGTTAACGTCTTACAACCCGACTCGTCATTCAGCCCAGCGTGGGGATCCATCACCGCAGGCTCGATGACGCCGGTTTGTTCCCTCGTGAGGCTGGCATAGGACCACAAACACTCTAATAATATAAAAACGTAAAAATTTGCACAAATGAGTACATATTAGTCACACAGGCTAGTGGGGTGACTACCCGTTAGCTGTCGTGGGACGCCAGAACATAGTCGGAAAGTGACCGGCCGTGCACACTAAAATAAACTGCTTCGAATGGAAATTCGTTATAGGGGCTACTGTGAATTAAGTTGAGCGTCACGCCCTAAGCAGTGTAAACCATGTGTGTCATTGGCTGCATCAACTACCGGTGAAGGTTCTTAACCACAACCACATGCGTGTCACACACACGCCACAATGTGAAAGTTCTTAACCACAACCACATGCGTGCCACACACACGCCACAATGGACGTCGTGCCGTCCCCTTCC